AGAGAGATCATCTTTTGTTGAGTCTTGAGTTTGCGACTCGATGCGTCCTCCTTCACCAGACTCTTGTTCCCGTTGCGTGCTATAAACCATTTGTTCAACTCCTGGAAGATATCGTCATGCAGAAGAGGAGTAAAATCACTTTGAGTGAGTCCCCGATACCTCATGTAGGGTTTGAGTCCATCATACTGAGAGGATGACTTTGTAGACCCGTACAGAGATGTAGTCTCAAAGAGACAGATGTCTGCATCATACTTACTATTTAATGTCTCACGAGCAGTATGTGAACAACAAAGAAGAGACAGGAGTTTACCACCAAGACAGTTAAACCCGAACGGTTGAGTGGGAACAATAATGAATCCCATGATCGCATGACGATTGAACCGACTCAATTCTGGAGTCCGACCCAACCAATCATTACGAGGTTTAGAGTTAATCGTAGGAGAACCGAAACGACAGAATCCAAGGATTTTGTTCGTGTTCATTTCTTTGACAATCCACTTCAAGGACTTCCCAGGAATGGAGTCTTCAATAGCGTGAGACGTAGTAATCTGCAGTCTCTCACTAAAGTATTCGTTACTAAATCCACCCTTGACACCAGCGGTATACACTTTGATGTCCATATCTTCAGGGTGCATGTCGAATGCATCAAACATGTCATCTTCAGGGCCCATACCCAGAAGAGACGTTTGCATCTGACTCATTCGGTCAAGTTTAACATTACGCAAGTATTCATCGATACGTCCCATATTAGAGAAGTAATCAATGAATTTGTCTGCTGCATATACTGCATCAATTTCACTTAAATTCATATCTTAAGATCACAAACTTCATATTCAAAAATGGATTTTTCCCTCTCAGTAAATCCAGTACCATACAGTTTACCACATTCAAATGGAATTTTCCTAACAGAATCAATTTTACCTTTAGTATATCTATCAACAGGAGGGTACTTCAAAATATCATCTTTCCTAATTCGAATGAATTTAGTAAGACTATAATTAAAAAATATCATTACAAACTGATTATGTTTTAAAAACTTCTCTTTTCTCTGCAAGAAAGAAATATATCTGTAGTTACTAGGCCAATCAGTGTTCCATTGAGACCACCTTTCAACATCTACAGCATATTTCAATTTTACCATCTCATCAAAAACACCAAGATCGACCCCATACTTTCCATATGGTTTTTCTATAATTCGATCAGAAGTTTCGGAATGAGACTTAAGGAACTCAGAAATAATAGATATTTCTTTCCCATCGTCAAAGGAATCCCCCCTATCGGAGTAGGATCCAAAGTTTCTAATATCAGTTTTGGTAATGATGTCCGTCATTTTAAAGAATCAGTTTCTTTGCTTCTGGAGTAACAATTGTACTTCCACCATAAACTTCATTGTATTTGGTTTTAACTGCAGGATCAACTTCTGCAACATAGATGATATGAGTTTTAGCGATACACAACTCTGGAATTGACCTATCAATCACTGAAGCCCATGGAGCAAATCCAACCCTACCATCAGGACTTGGAAGAACTACCAGTCCATTCTTCAGAGTAACGAAGTTATCATCTTCAGAAATAAGTTCTGCAATGACTTCTTCGCCCGTTGCAATACGAAATAGTTTTACTTCAATCATTATTAATCAAAAGTTAAAGGGGTTGACATGTCCAACATAGGTTGGAGTTTACCGAAGTTGACTGCATTTTCAGAAAAAGATAGTTGCAATGCTTCGAGAATTTTAAGAATGTTTTCTTCTGGATTTTCCTTGAACTTCTCAAGATCCAGAGCAAAGTATTCGGTCTTATTCATTTAAAATCACACTCCACCATAATTTCGGTTAACGCCGCCAAAAGATTAATTTCTTGATCGGCAACGAAGGCAATCTGATACTGATACTTAGCAATAATAAGAACAGCGGCAGGAATAGAACTAGCGACAAGGGATTCGTAACAAGCGTCATAAACGCGACGCAAAAGTACACCAGAATCATTATCCAAATTATTAACGACCCACTTGCGTACTTCAGGGAAGTTCTTTTCCTTAAGGTTTTTAACCAATGCATTGACATTAACATCAGAAAATTCAGCTAGAATTGCAGAATCAATCTTACCGCCTGCAGAGTATCGTTGACACTCATTCAGAACACGACGCCAATCTGGGAAGTGTTTATTAATAAGTTCTACCAGGACCTTGTTATCAAATTCAATACCTTCTGTACCCAAGATTTCTTGGAGACGACCGAAGAACTTTGCAGCGATTGCTGGTTTTTGTTTTCCGTTAATAGAGAAGTCAACAACGGCACATCGACTGTGAAGTGGTTCGATGATTTTATTTTTGTAGTTACAAGTGAAGATGAATCGACAGTTGTTATAAAACGCCTCAATATTCGCCCGTAAGAGGAGTTGTACGTCGTGGGTCGTGTTATCAGCCTCGTCAATAATGATGACTTTGTGCTTCGCGTCAGTTGCAGATAGTGAGACGGTCGAAGCAAAGTTTTTGGCTTGATTCCGTACCGTGTCCAGGAATCGACCCTCATCGGATCCATTGATGACATAATAATCTACTCCAAGTTGATTACAAAGAGCCTTAGCAACTGTGGTCTTACCAATACCAGGAGGACCAGAAAGAAGAAGGTTTGGAATTTCTTTTTTATTTAGAAACTCCCGAAACATTTGTTTTGCGGAGTCTGGAAGAACGCATTCTTCAATAGTCTTGGGTCGATACTTTTCAACCCAAAGAAAATCAGTGTTGTTCATAATAAATTAAACCCAGTCAGGTTTTCGGTTTGGCATTCGAAGGTAATTATCTTTTACCCAAGGTTTTGAGGCAATGTACCTCTTGTATGCAGTAAAAGTATCGATAGAATCATCATACTTAAACTCATCATACATTGCACGAGCGAAGGGAGTTACATTGGTGATCTTACCTTTGGGAAAAAGGTAGTATGCATGAGTCAATGTCCCCTCACAGGAGTGAGTTTTATTATACCGCAGAGAGTATTCAGAACACAAGTTCAATCCCCACTTGATGAGCCAATAGGCATTATCCACCGTCTCAGCCGCCCACTTCGTACATGGATGGTTGCGGAATGCTCCCCTCTCTGTCTTGTAGGCAGTGCCGTCTTGTTTGGGAAGAATGCCGTAATTGTGATACCAAGGAGAAGCAACAATGCTGAGCATTTGGCAACACTCAAGCGGCATCTTGACAATGTGTTTGTCAGGAAGACAGATTGCACTTTCAGCAGGGAACGGATCAGTGACAAAGATGTTCATCTAATAAACTGAAGAATGTAGTCTACACCCCATTGTAACTTATCTGGAGCGATCTCTTCAATGTGTTGAGACAAAAGTTTTTGTGCATTAACAATTCTTTCTTTTCCAAGAACGTTATACATAATGATCGAGATTCTCATAAATTCTTGAAAATCTTCTTCAACACCATTTTTTGCACCACTCACATAAAGATCACGAATCTCACCAAAAATTTCTTTTAGATGATCATCGAAAGTGATAATTTCTTCTCCCAGTGGAATTTCCATTCTTTTAATGCAACCCATACTAAATTGCATTGCTCTTCGAGTATCATCAACTGAAAGAGCATAACTTGCATTATCCCTAAAAGCATATTGAATAACACCATTAGTGCATTCCATAACTCGAAGAACGGAAAGTTTTTCCTTATCTTCTTCGGTCAGATTTTCAAACGTTTCTTTCCAGTTTCTCATAATGAAAGTTGAATAATTTTAGATGCATCTATTGCAGAGAAGAATGTTTCAAGTCCAACAATGTCCCAAGTTCGAATCTTGATTGCAAATGGAAGCATTGCAAGATTACCAATTAAACGAATCCAACATCCCCAATAAACAGAAACATATAAAATAAGGAAGTACCCCACAATTAAGCAAAGACTTCCCAAAACTCGCAATTGGTTTGCATTCATAAAATTACTCTTCGTAAGTAGAATCAGGCTCCAGAGCAATATAATAGGTCAGATTCTTGTCTTCGGATTGGAAACGAGACAAAAGTTTACGAGAGATCACCACTTCATAAGAACCAGGGAGGATCTTGATATTCTCCACCTTGAAGTTAAGGGTGAAAGTTCCAGTGGTCTCACCGACAACCAGAGAATACTCGTTAGAAGTTTCATTCTTCTTGTCGCGGACAACCAGTTTCACCACACCAGCTTCACCAACCACAGAAAGGTCAGGAACACCATAAACTGCAGCAGCCTTGAGAAGTTTATCCAACTGTTGAGTATTCAGTTCAAAACAAACATCCTCAGAGGGAAGAGTGATAGACTTATCGGGAGGAGTCACG